AATGTGTCAAGACCCTGATGTTTGGGATGCTATGTTCATCTCAGGAACACCCTGTCCTATCCTAGTTAATTCTAAATTAGTGGTTGGTCGTAGTGCTTATTTAGCGATCAAACAGAACCCAGAACTCTATATCCCCAACTATGGTAAGGTCAGACAAGGCCGTAAACCAGCCTTAAAATGTCTGCGTTATACTGACACAGAAGTAATTATTGATTGCCACCCACAAATAATATGGGAAAGTGACAAGCGTTATAATGAAAAGCAACAATTTTATAATACAATACTGAGTATCAACGGAGATATTGATGAAGAAACTACTACTACCACTCTTAGCATTTCTGAGCGCTTCAGAAGCTCACTCAAATCAGGCGGTTGACGATTTAGTTAAACAGTCTGGGATTCTTAGAACCAACATTGACATTGCTATTCAAGGTATTGGTGGTTTTATGACCTACGCACCTTCTGGTTACATTGCACCCGAAGGTGTCTTGCAAGCTGGGTACATTACCTTTGACAACATGGATGCTTACAATGCAGCCCTCGCCAATGTTGAAAATGCGACCTTTTATTCGGCTGAAGATTTTTTGACAGACAACCAACAAGCAGCCCAAGAAAACATGGAAGAAGCTATCAACGATTTTGTTGAAGCCACACTAGCTATTGTGACTGTTATTGAAGTCAATGACCAAGCCGAGAACGCTAGTGAGACTGGTGACATTGCCGACCAAGAAGCTTTACAAGATTTTATTCAAGACAACGATGTTTACATTACCGAACAAGAAGTGGCTGACTATAACCAAGCCATTACTGATATCGAAGAGTATGGTAATCAATACGCATCCTTTACTGCGGTCTTGTCCAACGATGAATACATGAACGAGTTTCAAGCAACTGCTGACCAATACCGAAACAGTTTCTTAGACGCAGCGATTGCTTTTGACGCATCGGTTGGTATGTTGACTGTTGGTTGGGAAAGTGTCTCAGTTATGGTTGACCTCTCACAATACTACAAGTCTGCTGAGGAATATTATCAAGCAGGTCAACAAAATGAATTTTATACCACATCACCAATAGTTTGTGGTTATGACTTCAGTAAGTGCTATGAATGACTTTGAACTCAAAATCGGAAACTTCACATTTAAAGGGATTTATATTGCGATCTTTTTGCCTATTATTTCGGGCCTTGCTGGTGGCGTGTGGTATGTCAGCGATTTTTATAATCGTATCAATGTTATTGATGCACTAGCCAACAGCAACAGTTCGTATGGGACAAATATTAGCGACCTAGAAGCACGTTTATCTTCAGTTGAACAATCTATTGCCGACAACGATATCAGTTCGTTACAGGGCAAATTAGCCGAGCTAGGCACTAACTTATCTCTCATCATGGAAGCCCAAAAAGATTTAATGGATCTTAAAGACCAGTTCAAAGATATTGATGTGGTCGCCAAAGAGAACAAATTGCTTGTTGAATCGTATGAAAGTAGAATAAAAGAGCTAGAAAATAAAATTAAATTACATCAACGAGAAGTTGATGATATTTGGAAAGGAATGGATGCTCTAGCAAATCCATTAGGTTAGTAACATGAATGTATGGGATAAAAAGTACAAGGGTAAAAAAACCAAGATAAAAGGGAAAAAAGGTTATGCAGCAGCCAAAGAAGCTGCTGATAAAAAATTCGGCAAGAAAACATCTTTAGTAAAAAATATGTGGATTGCTAAACAAATGAAAAAGAAATAATTATGCCAAAAGTAGGAAGTAAAAAATTCTCATATTCTAAGTCTGGCATGGCTAAAGCAAAAGCCTATGCTAAGAAAAAAGGTAAGAAAGTAAAATATAAAAAATAAGGAGTAATTATGTTTGATTTAATATTTAACATTATTTGTTTTGTCTTTATAATAATTGGTCTCTCATCAGTTATTGTTTATGCACTACCTGTGCCTAAAGACAAAAAGCTAAAACAGGTTTACGACTATGTAAAACTTGTAGCATTAAAGAAAAAGAAATAATTCGATGAGTGATTTACTAACCAATTTAATAGGTCCAGTATCTGGGATACTGGACAAATTTGTTGCTGATAAAGATTTAAAAGCAAAACTAGAGCATGAACTTAAAACCGAATTACACAAGGCTAATATGGCGCAGATCGAAGTTAATAAAATCGAAGCGCAAAGCAAACATTGGTTTGTCGCAGGTTGGCGTCCGTGTGTTGGTTGGATTTGTGCTTTTGCACTTGCTTATCACTTCATTCTCCAGCCCTTTGCGATCTTTGCGATATCTCTCGCAGGCCTCTCATACGATCTTCCAGAGTTTGATATGAATAGTCTTATGACTATCTTGCTTGGTATGCTGGGCTTAGGTGGTTTAAGAACTTACGAAAAAAAACAAGGCGTAACAAAATGAAAAACTGGCCAAACTTTAAGTACGAAGAATTTGCTTGCAAACACACAGGCGAAAACAAAATGGACCCTAGTGTGATAGACAAGCTCCAAGAACTCAGAACCGAATGTGACTTTCCTTTTATTATTACCTCAGCTTACAGATCTGAAAGCCACCCAGCAGAAATTAACAAAGAAAAACCAGGCACACACACTAAAGGTATAGCAGTCGATATCTTGGTAAGCGGTTCACAAGCTTATGAAGTTGTTGCTCTAGCACCGCAATTTGGTTTTACAGGTATAGGGGTGCAACAAAAAGGTAAGGCTAGATTCATACATTTGGATGTAGGTGGGGAAAAACATGGTAAGATACGACCATATATCTGGAGTTATTAATGGAACTATCAACATACTTAGTTTGGAATGTTTTTATCACACTAATCTTAGCGCCATTATTATTTTCCATTAGAAAAAATGAAACAGAGTTAAAAAGGTTGGATATTTTATTGAACAAAACTAGAGAAGAAATCCCAAGCAAGTATGTCACTAAAGAAGATCAAGAAAACGATATTTCAAGATTGTTTGAAAGACTTGACAAATTAGACCAAAAAATTGATAAACTAATAGCACAATGAATTTTTACAATCCATTCATGTCTGCCATACGATACGCCCAGTCAATAGCGGGCGGTATGCCATTTTCACAAGTAGTCCAACCTGGTATGAGTTTTTCACCACAATTTCCAATGGGTGATAGAGTTATTCCACCATCACCAGGATTACCAGCAATACAACCACCAGCAGTAATACCACCAAACATACCACCAGTTGGTGTTGGGTCAGGCATGGGCGGTTACGGTAGTGGCGGATCTTCTCGTCTTGGCGATTTTACAAGTGGCGGTATGGGTACTGTTTTCGACCCAATGGATGTTGGTCAACCTGGTGGTCCAATACCTTTTGACCTTGGCAAATCAGCAGGACCATTAGATTTTCTGTCATTGCTACCACCACAACCACCAGCAATAGGCTTGCCACCATTACAACCACCAAGCCAACAACTACCAGATTTATCTGGTGGATTAATGAACACCATACCAAGCGATCTTGGTAAAGTATTAAGTCTTATCTAAATGCCATCACAAGAAGAAATGATCAAGGCTCAAGAAGCCGAAAATATTCTTAACAGTGCATCTTTCAAAGAAGCCATCGCTAATCTCAAAGAAGAATACGTCAATCATTGGTTAAGAAGCAGAAACATTGATGATGTTGATATGAGAGAAGATTTACACAAAGCTATCCTTTTATTACCAGAAATAGAGAGACATCTAAGAATTATTGCTGAAAAAGGCAAAATCACTAAATCACAGTTAGAAAAGCTCAGAAAAATTAGTTAAAATATAAAAAAACTACAAAAGGAGTTTTTATGGCAACAACGGAAAAACCGATTGCACTACAGTCCGAAATGGACAAAGCAGCTTCATCATTTGAAGGATTTTTAGCACCTGAAGAGGAGAATGTTGAACCCCAAGAAGTTGAAGTTGAAGAAGCCGAATCTGAAGAAGAAGTCGAAGAAGTTGAAGAACTTGTCGATGATTTAGACGATGAGGATGAAGAAGAAGTTGAACAAGAAGATATTGAGGAAGAAATAGAGCAACCCCAACTTTATACAGTCAAAGTTGATGGTGTGGAAACAGAGGTCACGCTCGAAGAACTCCAAAATGGTTATTCTCGTCAGCAAGATTATACGAGGAAAACTCAAGAACTGTCTCAACAGCGTAAGACTATTGAGCAACAGCAAGCTGAGTTAGCTCAAAGAGATGCGATTTATTCTCAACTGCTACCTAAGATGGAAGCACAGCTTAATGCTGAATTAGGTAATGAACCTGATTGGCAGAGGTTATATGAGGATGATCCAGTAGGGTATGTTAGGGAAAAACAACTCTGGGATCAAAAGAAAGAAAAGTTATCCGCAGTTCAAGTTGAACAGCAAAGACTTCAACAAGAAGCCATAGCTGAACAACAAAAACAAATTCAATCTATGGTTGAAGAGGGTAACAAAAAACTTTTAGAAATAATCCCTGAGTGGTCTAAACCTGAAACAGCAGCTCAAGAAAAAGCTGCTATTAGACAATACGCTATCGATGTCCTTGGTTATTCACCACAGGAAATGGATCAAGTCTATGACTACAGAGCTTTGATTGGTTTAAGGTCTGCATGGCTTCAACACGAAGCTGGACAGGCAACTAAAAAGAAACCAACACAAAAAGCAGCTGCCAGAGTAGGTAAACCTGGTTCAACAACCAGAAAAAGGTCAGCAAGTCCAGAGAAAAAGTTGCGTCAAAGGTTAAAGCAGACTGGTAAACAACAGGATGCTGCAAAATTATTTGAACAGCTATTAAAGTAAGGAGAAAATATAATGGCAAAAGTTACAAATGCTTTCGATACCTATAGCGCTACTGCTGATAGAGAGGATTTAAGTAATATTATTTACAACATATCCCCAATGCAAACTCCATTTATGAGTTCTATCGGCACTAGAAATGTAAAAAATGTTGTCTTTGATTGGCAAACAGAAGTTCTTCCAACACCATCATCAAGTGGTGAATTAGAAGGTTTTGAACTTTCCAGATCAGCAGCTCAAGCAACTGTTAGAGAATCAAACGTATGTATGATTTCAAAAAGAGATGCAACAGTTTCTGGTTCACAGGAAGTTTCAGACGCAGCTGGTAAGAGATCAGAAATGGCTCACCAGTTAGCTCTTATGGCTAAAGCTCTTAAGAGAGATATGGAAGAAGCTCTATGTCAAAATGGTGCAAAAACAACTGGTGATGCTTCAACAGCTCGTGTAACTGGTGGTTTTGAATCTTGGGTTGAAACCAATGATTCAAGAGGTTCTGGTGGTTCAGCAGCTGGTAACGGTGCAGCTCCAGTAGACGGCACACAAAGAGACTTAACAGAAACTCTTTTAAAAGACGTATTACAACTTTCATTTGAAAATGGTGGTGAACCATCATTAGCAATTTGTGGACCACATAATAAGCAAGTTATTTCTGGCTTTACAGGTAGATCACAAGCAAGACAAATGATCGATGCTAATACTGTTGAAGCATCTGTATCAATCTATTCATCTGACTTTGGTGAGTTACAAATCGTACCATCAAACAGATCAAGAGAAAGATCTCTACTATTGGTTGATCCAGAATATGCAAAAGTAGCATATTTAAGAAACTTCCAAACAGTTGATATTGCAACTATTGGTGATGCAGAAACCAAGATGATTGTAGTTGAGTACGGTTTAGAAGTATCTAATGAGAAAGCACACGGTATCGTGGCTGACTTAAACGTATCTTAATGATATTTATGGGCGGGCTTAGTCCCGCCCTCTTTTTATGGCTAGACGAACTATCATAGATCACACACTTGGTTACAAGCATGAGTTTGCTACCGAGGATGATAAAGTCGTTTATCACACTACCCAAGACGTGCAACCAGTCTTAGAACACGTCAAACAATTAAGTTACAATAAACCAGGGAAAGATTTACGTCACGTTGCGGAAGTTCCTATGGTAATATATCAACAAGCCATGCGAGAAGGCTGGGCCAAGGACCAGAAGGCATGGAAAAAATGGTTGAACAATCCAGATAATAAATTGTTCAGAACATGGAAAGGTAAGGTATGACATATTCAGAATTAAAAACCAACATAGCAAATTACTTAAATAGATCTGACCTAACTGGTCAAATGGATATGTTTATTGATAATGTTGAAGGCGAAGTCAATAGAAGAGTAAGACGTAAAGAAATGATTAAAAGAGCAACAGCAACGGCTGATGCACAATACTTATCACTACCTACCGATTGGTTAGAAGGTATTAATGTTGAAATAACATCCAATGACTTTTCACCAATCCTACAACAGTCTATTGAAAGTTTAGACATTTACAGAAAATCAATTAACAACAAAACAGGACAACCTGTGTATTTTGCTTTTGTCGATGACACTATGGAATTAGCACCAACACCAGACACTAGCTACACATTACAATTAACTTATTACAGCAAGATAGATGCACTAAGTGATAGCAACACTAGCAACTTCCTATCCAACAATCATCCCGATGTTTATTTGTATGGTGCTTTAAAACACGCTTCTATCTATTTAATGGAAGATGAAAGGGTCGCAATGTTCTCACAGCTCTTTGAAAAAGCCTTAGAAGAACTTAAAATGGAACAAGAAAAAGCAGAATTTGGTAAAGGCTCTCTTATGCAAAGAAGAA